AGGTGTTTTTCTATCCCGCAGCGGATCAGAACTACACCTTCGTGTACTACCGCATCCGTCGCATCCAGGATGCGGGGGATTACACGAACACGGCGGACGTGAACTTCAGGTTCTTGCCTTGTTTGGCGTCGGGCCTTGCCTACTACCTGTCGCTCAAGTTTGCTCCTGATCGGTCAGCGGCGCTCAAGGCGATTTACGAAGAGGACTTTCAGCGAGCCGCTTTGGAAGATCGGGACACTGCCAGCGTGCAGTTTGTGCCCGATCTAGGGGTGTGAAGTGGCGTATGCAACTGGCAAATACGCGCTTGCGCTCTGCGACTTCTGCGGGCAGCGGTATCCGTACAATGTCTTGCGCAAGAACTGGGAAGGCTACATGGTCTGCCCAGACGACTATGAGCCTAAAGAGCCGCAGCTCGAGCCGTTGCGCTATCGAGGTGATGCGATTGCGCTGCGCGATCCGAGGCCTGATCGGATCGAACCGGTCTCTGTTTTTGTTGGAGCTCCCGGCTTCACCGCTTTTCAGAGCTATGGTAGTGCGCGAGGCACCAACGACATGCGGCCGTATGTGCAGGGCCAAGCGCTCATTGCCTTGGGTTCCGTCGGGTCTGTCACAGTGAGCACGTCATGACCTACGATGAGCTTGTCACCAACATTCGCAACTACACCGAGGTGGGGAGCAACGTCTTCACGAATTCGGTGATTAACACGTTCATCACGATGGCGGAGAACCAAATCCTTCGTGAGATCGATTTGGACGTGTTCAAGCAAGAAGTCTCGGGGAATTTGACGCAGGGCAACAAATTCCTGACCGCGCCCACCGACATCCTGACGCATCGGTATTTGATGATCACGGTTAGCGGGGACCAAGTGTTCTTGGATTTCCGCGACACGTCGTTCATGAAGGAGTATTGGCCGGATGGGTCGGCCACGGGCGTCCCAAAGTATTACTCGGTGTGGGATCAGAACACGTTCTACGTTGCGCCGACGCCCAACTCTGGCTACACGGCCGAGCTTGGCTACATTTACCGGCCGCCGCAGCTCTCTTCGACGAATACGACGACCTGGGTGAGCACGAACGCGCCGGAAGCGCTTCTGTATGCGTGTCTAATTCAGGCCTACAGCTACACCAAGGGCCCTGGAGAGATGTTGAACTACTTTAAGGGCGCGTACAAAGAAGCGTTGCAGGGCTTGGGCATCGAGCAGCAGGGCCGTCGTCGTCGCGATGAGTACCGTGATGGCATGATACGTATTCCCGTCAAGTCGGAGTCTCCTGGGCCATGATCAGCGTATCTTCTCCCGTGATGGTAGGTGGAGTGCAGGTCGCCACCACGCAGGCGCGCGGATGGTCTGTGGACGAGCTGGCGCAGCGCGCGGCCGACAAGATCATTTACGTCGGGGATCAGTCGCACCCGGTGGTACAGGCGCAGGCACGAGCCTTCAAAGAGGCGGTTAAACACGTGGTTTCCTTCTATTTGAAGGAAGCTGTTGAGCAAGACCGAGCAACGATTGCGCAGCGCCTTCATGAGGCAGGGCATCCTGAGCTGGTCCATCTGTTAGGAGAGTAGCTATGGCGTTCTCGGGCAATTTCATGTGCACCAGCTTCAAGGTCGAGCTGATGAGGGCCGTGCACAACTTCACGACGAGCACGGGCAATACGTTCAAGCTGGCGCTTTACGATAACAGCGCTTCTTTTACCGCTGCAACCACCGCTTACACGGCAACCAATGAGGTTGCGGCTTCGGGCACATACGCAGCCGGGGGCGGGGCGCTGACTAACGTGACGCCCACAAGTTCGGGGACGACTGCGTTCACGGACTTCGCGGACCTGTCGTTTACGAGTGCGACGATCACGGCCTTTGGCGCGATGATCTACAACGACTCGGCGGCGGGCGACCCGTCGGTCTGTATTCTGGACTTTGGCGGGGCGAAGACCTCGACCAACGGCACGTTCACGATCATCTTCCCCACTGCCGACTCGACCAGTGCGATCATTCGGATTGCCTAAGGAGTGTAGGTGGCTGATGCAACCGTTGCGTTCCAAGGGTGGAATGCTTCCGGCGTAGGCTGGGGTGACGATCCGTGGGGCGAGAGCCTTGCGGCTCTTCCCACTGGCACGGGCGAGGTCGGATCGGTTGCAACGACGGGTGATGCAAATGTCACCCTGGTAGGCGTCTCTGCGAGCGCCTTGCTGGGTCAGGTTACGGTCACAGCGAATGCGGATGTCGTAGTTATCGGCGTGTCAGCCACTGGGGCCGTGGGCACGGTTGCGGTAACTGGCGACGCGAATATTCTTTTGACGGGCGTGGCCGCAACTGGCGCTGTGGGCAGCGTGACGGTTGCGGCCAATGCCGATGTGTTGGTGACGGGCGTATCTGCGACGGGCTTTGTAGGATCTGTTGCGACGACGGCCAATGCAGATGTGTTGGTGACGGGCGTCGCTGCCGCCGGAGCCGTGGGCACGGTCACAATCAGTGGTCAGGGCAACGTCACGGTCACAGGCTTGCAGGCCACGGGGTCCGTGGGCAGTGTAGCGGTAGCCGCGAACGCGGATGTGTTGGTAACGGGCGTATCGGCCACGGCGCTTTTGACGCCGGTGTTGGTTTGGAGCGTGATCAATGATGATCAGACGCCAAACTGGCAAGGGGTTAGCGATTCACAGACGCCTGGGTGGGCTGCGGTGGATGACAGTCAGACGCCTGGGTGGCAGAATGTTGGCAGTGCACAGTCTCCGGGCTGGGCGGCTGTCGTTGACGGCAATACGGTGGTCTGGACGCAGATCACAACGTAAAGGAAACGAGCATGGCAAGCACCTACTCCACGAATCTAAAGATCGAGCTGCAAGCGACCGGAGAGAACTCTGGGACGTGGGGCACGATCACCAACACCAACCTTGGAACGGCGCTTGAGCAGGCCATCGTAGGTTATGGCAATCCCAGTTTTGCTTCGGATGCCAATCTTACTTTGACGTACACGGACACGAACGCGGCCCAGGCTGCTCGTGCGCTGGTGCTGAACGTGACGTCGTCGGTGAGTTTGACGGCCACCCGAGAGCTGGTGGTGCCTACCATCCAGAAGCAGTACATCGTCCAGAACAACACGACGGGTTCCCAGAGCATTACCGTCAAGACCTCTGGCGGCACGGGTATCACGGTCCCGAACGGTCGCAAGGCGCACTTGTACGTGGACGGCACGAACGTCATCCAGATGTTTGACTTCGTGGACATCAACGGCGGGGCGATTGATGGGACGACGGTGGGTGCGGCATCCGCGTCCACTGGGGCGTTTACGACGCTGACCGCGTCCGGTGCGACGACTTTGAACGGTGCGGTGGCCTTGGGCGATGCTGCGGCCGATTTGATCACGGTGCCTGGGACGGTGAACAGCAATGTGCTTTTCACCGATAACTCGTTCGACATCGGTGCGAGTGGTGCAACTCGCCCGCGCACGGGCTATTTTGGGACGTCGGTGCTGTCACCACTGGTGACGGCGACTAACGTCCAGGTCACGAATGTCAAGGCCAATGACGGCACGGCCGCAGTCACGATCACGGATTCGACAGGGGCGGTGGGGGTGTCCACGGCCTTCACGCTTTCGACGGCGACCGGGAACATTGCCCTTGGCACGTCTCAAACGACTGGAACGCTCACCGCTGGCGGCACTGCTGCGACGGGGACTATCACCGTTGACCAGTCCACTAAGACTCACACGCTTAACGTAGGTTCTGGCGCAACGGAAAACGCCGCCACCAAGACGGTCAATATTGCCACCGGAGGCGTCTCTGGCTCTACCACGACCATCACGATTGGGTCCACTAATGGTACGGCGACTACGCTTAATGGTACGTTGACCGCCACGGATGCTGTCACCTTTTCGGCCACAACCCAGAATATCTCTCTTGGTGCTTCTCAGACTACGGGAACGTGGACGGCTGGTGGGACTGCGGCTACTGGCGCGATCACGCTAGATGCTTCGACTAAAGCGCATACGCTGAATATTGGCTCGGGAGCCACTGAGAGCGGCGCGACTAAGACCATCAACATTGGCACCGAGGGTGTAGCGACTTCCACGACGACGATGACAATTGGTTCCGCAAATGGAACCACGATCACGATGAATGGAACGGTCACGGCTGCTACGCTGAACAGCACCACTATCGACACGACCAACCTCGAAGTCACGAACATCAAGGCCAAGGATGGTACGGCTGCGATTGCTATCGCGGATTCGACGGGTGCTGTGTCGATTTCAACTAACGTCACGTTAGGAGACGCCTCCACCGACACTGTGACAGTAAACGGTTATATGGGGGTTGGTGGAGCGGCTAGTTCAAACGTCGGTTTATTTGTAAGAAATTCTAGCCTTACTACTACGGCACAATCTGGCGTAACTTCTTCGATTACGGGAACTTCTTCAGCGGTTTCTATTATTCGTGGATTTGCATCTGCACCTAGTACAGAAGCAGCTTCGTTCACCGCCGCTAGTGTAGCTGGGTTTTGGGCATTAAATGCTAGTAAAGGCGCAGGCTCTACGATCACTGATTTGCATGGCATCTACATCGCCGACCAAACCCAAGGCACTAACAACTACGGCATCACCTCGCTAGTCACCTCTGGCACTAACAAGTGGAACATCTATGCGTCAGGGACTGCGGCGAACTACTTTGCTGGCAACGTTGGTATTGGGACGACTTCGCCTGATTACAGATTACAGGTTAGCGGAACAAGTGGACAGACTTTTTCTATCGAAAGGGTTGCCTCTTCAATTGGTTCATCGACATCATTAGGTACGATTGCTGGAACAGGCGAAATACCAACGCTTACTGCTGATGGGGCTTCAATTCAATTCATTGGCGCAGGAACATGGAGTGCCACTAGTGCTCCGGGGCGTATTGTTTTCAGTACGACGCCTGCTGCAACAACAACCCCTGTTGAGCGTTTCCAACTCGCGGCTGGAGAAGCCGTCTTCAACGACCCCGGCAACGACTACGACTTCCGTGTTGAGGGTGATACGGATGCTAATCTGTTGTTTGCAGATGCGTCTACGGATCGGGTTGGGATTGGGACGAGTTCGCCGGACGCGAAGCTGCAAGTTGAAGGAGGTGCAAACCCTTATGTTGTGCAGAACTCCGGCCGTGCTGTTTACGGCATTGACATCCAAGCCACAGCGGGGGCTTCAGGCGCATTTGGCGGGGCGCTTTCTTTTGGTGCTGGTGCAGTAGGTAGAGCCGCAATTGCAGCGGTTCAAGGCTCTTCTGATGCAGATACCGTAGGACTTACCTTCTTTATTCATAATAGTGGCACAAGCTCTGCCGATGCAGTTGAAGCCATGCGCATCGACTCCGCCGGCAACCTCGGTCTGGGGGTTACTCCGAGTGCTTGGGGCTCATCAAGCACAGCGATACAAAATCGTAACGCCTCATTTTGGGCAACGAGCGCAGCAGCATATCTTGGGTACAATTATTTCTATGACGGCAGTGCGAGAAAATACATTGCATCTTCGTTTGCCACGGAGTACACGCAACTAAACGGACAGCATCTTTGGTACACCGCAGCCTCCGGCACAGCAGGCAACACGATCACCTTCACGCAGGCGATGACGCTGGATGCTAGTGGCAGGTTGTTAGTAGGAGCTACATCAGCACTAGGTACAGCTCAAATTCAGAGTGCTAGTTCAAGCGTAGACCCATTTGAAGGATATAGGTTTGCAAATAACGCAAACGGGCCTGCGTTGTCCTTATACAAGAACAGAGGAGCAAGTGTTGGTTCAAACGCTATAGTTGCTTCAGGTGATGAATTAGGAACAGTAGCATTTAGAGGATATGACGGAGCTGCATATAGAGCTGGTGCGTTTATTACTGGTGCTGTAGATGGAACTCCAGGTTCAGGTGATATGCCAGGTCGTTTAGTATTCTCTACTACAGCTGACGGGGCAAGCTCGCCCACAGAACGCATGCGTCTCGACTCCGCAGGCAACCTCGGCTTGGGGGTGACGCCTAGTGCTTGGACTTCATTTTCTGTGTTCCAATTTGGCGAAAATGGAAGCCTTGCTGCAAATGATTTTGGAACTGACAACGCTCAAGTCATTCTTGGTAATAACCTGTTTTACGATGGCTCTTATAAGTACATAGCAACTGGTGATTCGGCAACCCGTTACCAACAATCCGCTGGGTCACATATTTGGTACACAGCCCTCTCCGGCACAGCAGGCAACACGATCTCCTTTACCGAACGCGCTAACATCGGCGCAGCCGAGATGGTGGTGAACGACCCCGGCAACGACTACGACTTCCGCGTCGAGTCCGACACAAACACCCATGCGTTGTTTGTGGATGCGGGGAACTCATACGTGGGGGTTAACCAATCTGCGCCTACGTCTATTCTCCATATCTATGGGGCTGGCGGGGCTACGGGTTCGCTCGTCACTGAGTCATCTTCTACCACTGCGTATGTTGGCAACAAACTACTCAACGCAAACGGAGACTCGTTCTGGTTTGCGATTGACACAAGCACTGGCGGTGCGTTTAACACCGGGCGGGCATACGCAGGGGCTATCTGGCGCAACGGCGCAAACCCCATTTCGTTTGTCACTAACTCGGTTGAGCGCCTTGCGCTGACAACTACCGAAGCCGTTTTCAACGAGTCTGGGGCCGACTACGACTTCCGCGTCGAGTCTGACACTAACACCCATGCGTTGTTTGTGGAAGCAACCAATAGCAACGTAAAAATTGGTGGCAGCGCAGAACGGGCAACCACTGTCGGAACCAATCATCTCGATATCTTCAACGGCACTGCCCCTGTCGGCACTCTTGCAAACGGCATCTCGCTCTACTCCTCTAGCGGCGAAGCGTATGTGATGGACGCAGCGGGTAACGCTACGCTGTTCTCTCCGCACGATGCTGAAACCAACGAATGGATTTTCCGTTCCAAACACACCCCGTCAGGTAAAGTCCTGCGGATTGATGTGGAGCGCCTGCTCCGTTTTGTCAACGATCACTTTGGCCTTGATGCGGTCAAAGAATTTGTAGAGGAGTAAATCATGGAGTGGCAAGTATCAAGCATGGAATGCCGTG